ACTGTCACGAAGATTTATAATGTTATTGATAAACTTGCAACTATGGAGATTAAATAATGTTATTAAATGCAAGAAATAATCAGTTCGACTTTAAATTCCCTAGAAACTTTATTCCAGAAGCAATTGAAGAGAAATATGGGTCTTACTTAAACAGAATCCCAGGGAATGTAGTTGAAAAAACTATAGATTTTATCAATTATACAATTCAAAGTGTATCAATACCAAGCTTTGGCTTTGACCCCGCAGAAGTTCAAACTAACGACGGGACAGTTACATACTTTAAGGGAAGTCAGCCGCTTCAGCAATTAATTGATAGGGAGTTTACTGTGACATTCCAGCTTGTCGACGGGTATATAAACTATTGGATATTACTAGACACGCTCTTATATTATTACGTGTTAGATAATAATATTGATGATTTTTTATTAAGAATGAAAGATTCAGAAGGGAATGCATTGGTAACAATCAAAATGATTGAACCGATTATGAAAATGCTAACTGAGCTAGAGTTAAGTTTTGCAAGTAATGTAGCAGAGTTCCAGACATTTGATGTTTCTTTTACATATAATATTATGGAAATAAATATGGAGATTGATTAGTGGAAGATGTAGTACAAGAAATAACAACTGAGCTTATAGGTAAATATGGCTGGATGGCACTTGCATTTTTTACTCTTTCTATATTTAGAAACACTATAACAGAAATGATAGAGGCGTTAGGCATTTTTATTGGAAATGATTTTAATAATGATGATGTAATATATGTAAATGGCAGAGAAGCCAGAATTATTAGAGTTACTTTAAGAAAGACAGTTTTTTATATGGTTGAAGAAAATACAAAGATGGTAGTTAAAAATACAAGATTAAAGTCTTTAACACTGGAGAAAAAATTACCAAATACTGAGTATAGACAAAAATATATAGAAATGAGAAACAAACATAAAAAAGATAATATATAATTTATGGAAACATTTTTAGAATTTATAGAAAAGGAAGATAAAATTTCAGAAGCTGAAGTTGAATCGCTTAATGAAAATCTCAAGTCAGAATTAACTGAAGAAGAAGAAGCTGAAGTTGATGCAGCAATCGATGCGTTTGTTGAAGAGTACTTAGATAAAGGAAAAACACTCGCGGATCTTAATGAAGAAATGACAAATGAAGGCATACTTGGTGGTATATTTGGTGGACTTACCGGATTTGCATTTGGCAAGAGTGTAGGAAAGCTTATTGCAAAAGTCTTAGGAATTAGTAAAGGAGTTTTATATGACTTATTGACTTCAAGACTTGTAGGGGCAGCTCTTGGTGCGGCAATTGGAAATAGTTTAGGTAAGAAAAAATAAAATAAGATAAAATGAAAACATCAGAATTACAAAAAATAATTAGAGAAGAAATTCAAAGCTTGAATGAAGGCAACATTGCAATAAACACTAAGCATAGATATTGGTATGGTGTAGATTCTCCAGAAAAGCAATCTGATAAATTTTTAGTTGCAAATAAAGGTGTTGATAAGAAAAAAATAGAAAATAAAGATTTACAAATATGGATTACTAAATTTGTAAAAGATAATAAATTAAAAGATGCTTGGGATTATAATTGGATTGCAATGTTTTGCTATTCTATGAAGTATACAAATAAATATAAAAACGTTGATTTAGGTAAAATGGACGAATGGGCAAGAAAAAACCATTAATTGAAAGACATTTTCATAGGCATAGACTTTAGTCTTAAAAGCCCAGGCATTTGTATTTATAAAGATAACACGTATAAGTGGTTAAGCTTTATTTCACTTGATAAAAAACACACAAAGAAAGAGATTAAAGTCATTGAAGAACTTTCTACATTAGCAGATGTTGAGGTTATAGAATTAATTTCAAGAGATATTAAAAAGAAAGTATTGCGTTCAGAATTTGAGAAACTCAGGCTTTACACAGATAATGCATTACTCATATTAAAACATCTTAAGTTTGCAATTGGACAGAGGACAGATGATACAAGTTTACACTTTATATTTGAAGGATATAGCTATGGAAGTCAAACAAATAATTTGATAGACATTGTAGGAGCTACCACAATCTTAAAAAACATGATAATATTGGAATTCATATATGCAGAAGATTCTATGATAGTTCTTGCTCCTACTACTATTAAGAAACAAGCAGGTCATGGGAGATATAATAAAAGAGAATTATGGGATGTCTTTTCAGAGAATAGACTAGGTGATAAAGATATAGTGAAGTCAGATTTTTATAACTTTGCAAAAGAATTAGAAATAGGTAAGAAAGTCTATGCACCATTAGATGACTTAGTTGATTCATACTTGGTTATTAATGCAGGAATTAGATTAAAAGATTAAATACATAAACAAATAATCATTATTTAATATAATAATTGTTAAAGAGCTAATAGGCACTTTACAGGCAATAAACAAAACAAAGAAGTTAAGAGGCAATAAAATGGCAAAGAACGAACTAGACATTTTTAATATCGGCGTAGACGATATTGAAATGCATAAACGAGAAAAGACACAATCTGATATTTATAAACCCAATGCACTAGATGGGAAAGATGGCGTTTATAAAGCACTAATCAGATTCATCCCAAACATAAACAATCCTACAAATCCATTAATTCATAAATGGGTATATTGGCTGACAGATCAAAATGGTGATGGCAAACTTATAGATTCACCAGGCACTGTTAATAAAGAAGATCCAATTGCAAAGTTGTTTTTTAAGCTTCGTAAATCTGAATCTGCAGTAGACCGCAAGAATAGCGAAAAGCTTAAGCGCAGAGAACAGTTTTATGGCATTGTTCAAGTTATTAAAGACCCACAGAATCCTGATTTAGAAGGTACATTGAAGGTTTTTAAATTTGGTTACAAGATTAAGCAAAAACTTGATGAAGAATTAAAACCTGCATTTGGTGAAGCTACTCAAATTTTTGATCTTTTTGATGGAAAGAACTTTGAGTTAATTATCACAAGACAGGGCGATTTTAATAATTATGATTCAAGTAAGTTTTCTAACTCAACATCTCCAATTGCTATTGATGATGTAGAAATGGAACGCAACACAGAAAGTATGGATCTTATTAGAACGCATTTGACTGATAATACACCAAACGTCTCTGTATTCGAGTATAAAGAATGGGATGATGAAACACATGACTGGGTAAATACATGCTTAAACCAGTATAGAAGTCCTGGGGAGTATATCACATCCACATCTGCTCCAGTAGTTGAAGAAAAACAAGTAGCGACATCTTTAGTAAATGATGAACAGCCGACTGATACAGAAGTAGCTGGTGATACCAATAAAGATACAGGCGACGAAGCTCTTGATGATTTCCTTAATAACTTAGATATTTAAGGTATAACTAATGGAGGTAAATTCAGGTTTATTTGATGAAATAACAAGTTTAATTCATCAAATTTTAACTGAGCAGCACTCTAATCATTCTAAACAAAGCATGCGGGACATGCAAGGTCGTTTAAACTTTGCATGCCCGTATTGCGGGGATTCTGCAATTGACAAGAATAAAGCAAGAGGCAACTTATATTTCGATACGCTCCAGTATCACTGTTATAACTGTGAAAAGCACACAGACATATATAGATTGTTTAAAGACTTTTCAGTTTCATTCAAAGACCCAAACACAACATTAAATGTTTTAGATTATATTAAAGCAAATGCCAGTTTTGGAAAACAAGCAGAAGTTTTAGAATTTGAACTATTTGAGAAACTTAAAAGATATGCAGTCCCAATAAGTAAAATTCAAGACAAGTTTAAATGCTATCCAATTTCACAAAATAGCACAATCTATCCGTATCTTAAAAAAAGACTTATACATATATTCTCCCAGTCATTTTTGTATTCTGAAAAGTATGATAAGTTGTATATATTAAATCTTTTGCCTACTGGAGATGTAGTATCTTTCCAAATTAGAGATATGAAAGGCGGGCCAAACAAGTATATGACATTTAATCTTGAAAAAATTATAAACAACTGTAAGCTAGATTCAATGCATTTAACAGAAGAAGCTGAAGAAGTAAAAAACATTAATAAGTTATCAACATTGTTTGGTATTGGGACTATTGACTTTTCAAAATCTTTTACTTTGTTTGAAGGGCCATTAGATGCAAAGTTTTTATATAACTCATTAGGTCTAACCACAGCTGGTAGAAATACTATAGAATTTGACGAGCTAAGTACAGTCAGATATTTATTTGATAACGATGAAGTAGGTAAGCGCATTATGCTTGAAAAGTTAAAAGCAGGAAAGCACGTTTTTTTATGGAAAAAGTTAATTGATGATTATAATTTATATAAATATAATATCAAGGATTTGAACGATTTAATGATGATATGTTATAAAAACAAAATAAATGCACATAGACATATTGAAAAGTATTTCTCAAACGAAAGTTTGGATATGATTTATGTATAATTATATGATTGATAAAGAAATAGAAGAATTTTTAAGAGATTCAATTTTAGACGAGCGAAAGAATAAGTTACTGATTGACTTAAAGCTTGAAGATACAAAGGAAATAGAACTGCCCGTTTTAAAAATTGAAAAGCCTAAAAGAAAAAAAGTAAAAGTATTTAAGCATTGGAAAAAGAAGAGCAAAAGGGATTTGTTTTAATGAATGATAAAGAGAAAAAACTAGAAGATTTAGAAAAGTTTCTTTCTTCTAAAAGAAGCGAGTGGACCAGCAGAATTCGTGAAATAATTAAAGGTATTCGTAATGTTGAAAAGCTAGAAGATGATATCGCACTAATGCTTTCATATAGACAAATGCTAGTAGAAGAAGTAGCAGACTTGAACTCCACGATTTTTAAAAACAAAAAGTCATACAATGTACTTCAAAAGCATAAATATATATCATATTATAAAAACGACTACAAATGGTCTGACAAACAAAAAAATATGATGTTAAAATCTGATTTGGCGATAGAAATCATGCAAATACAATTACTAGATTCTCAGCTTGAATTTTTCAAAGAATGTATACAGACGCTTGATAAAATGGGATGGGCTGCTAAAGTTAGAGTAGACCTAGAAAATATATAATGTATGAAATTATCACTAAACGGAAATAAAAAGATTCTAATAGTTAGCGATGCTACTGAACAAGAACTCGAACAGCTTAATGTATCTTTAACTAAAAGAATTGAAAGTTGGAGATTTAATCCTCTTGTTAAGAAGGGAGTATGGGACGGTTATGTAAGCTATTTTAAAAATGATAAATACATTCCAGCTGGCTTATGGAAAGAAGTTCTAGATATTGCAAAGAAGTTTAAGCTTAATATAGAATTTGATGACTCAATTAATAAGTTATTTGATAGAAACATTAAATATGAAGATTTTGAAATATGGGTAATTACTTTACTTAAAGAAAGCAATTTAACTCCGCGAGATTATCAGATAGAAGCTGCATTTAATATATTAAAGTATAGGAAGTGTCTTACTGAGATGGCTACCTCATCTGGAAAAACATTAGTTGCTTATTTAGTTATTGCGTATTTGCTAGAATTTGAGAAAACTAAAAAGATTTTATATGTAGTCCCGAACGTTAGCTTAGTTATTCAGGCATCAGAAGATTTTTATGAATATAGTGATAACAGCCAGATAGATTTAGAAATACAGCAAATTTATTCAGGTAAAAAGATAAAAGACAATTGCAATGTAGTAGTTGGCACATATCAAAGTTTAACTAAAAAGTCTAAAGAGTATTTTGATGTATTTAACGCTGTAATAGTAGATGAAACACACAAAGCAAAGGCAATTTCGATTAAAAAGATTTTAGAAAAATGCACGTGTGATTATTCTATTGGGCTAAGCGGGACGATCCCTAAGCCAGGGACTTTAGATAGACTTACTCTTATGAGCGGTGCTGGACCTGTCGTAACAGATATTGACACAAAGACATTGCAAGATTCTGGGTATGTTTCTAAATGCAAAGTATCTGTATTAGATTTAAATTATGCACCTCAAAAAACAAGAGATTCATTTGAATCTTTGCAAAAATCTGGATATGATAGTAAAAAAGTATTTGAACTTGAAAAGAATTATGTAATACAATCTAATACGAGGCTAGATTTTGTCACAGATGTTATAAGCAAAGTGACAAAAAATACGTTAGTGCTATTTCATAGAATTGAATATGGGAAAACACTATATAAAGAACTTAGAAAATTAAATGATAAAGCAATTTATTATGTCGATGGATCTGTTGATGCAGATATTCGAGAAACATATAAAGAAAAAATGGAACACGGGGATGACGTCATATTAATAGCAAGCTTTGGCACATTCAGCACTGGAATTTCAGTTAAAAACATACATAATATTTTCTTTACAGAATCGTTCAAGTCAGAAGTCATAATAAGACAGAGTATAGGGAGAGGGTTAAGATTAAGAAAAGGAAAAGACATGTTAAATATAATTGATTTTGTAGATAATTTTTCTACGCTTAATTGGCAGAATCATTTATATAGACATGGCATAGCAAGACAAAAAATATATAAAGAGCAACATTTTCCATTTACTGTTAAAAAGATAAAATTAGCTTAAATATATAATAAAACAAAAAAACAAAACACATTATGAAAAACATAAAATCATTTCAAAGTTTTAGTGACTTTCGCAAGGAAGCTGTTATTAAACAAGTAACTGAAGAAAAATCTGCACTACAACAAGAATATGCAGATTTCTTTAAAGACCTTCTGAAAAAGTATGACGTAGGCTCTCCTGCTGAATTATCTGATGAAGATAAGTCAAAATTCTTTGATGAAGTTTCTACTGGCTGGGATAAAGGCGAAGGTAAGAATGCTAAAGGTGAAGAATCAGTTGAAGATGTTGAAGAATCAGTTGAAGAATCAGTTGAAGATGCTGAAGAATCACTTGAAGAAGAATTAGATATTGAAATAACTGAAGAGTAATATAATGAGGCTTCATTCATTTAAAGATTTTGTAAATGAATCTATGTCTAATTTATTAATTGAAGGTGGATCATTTGGCCATCTTCAGCACCCATTTGAAGATTTAACATTATCATTTACAGAGATAAAAGAACTTATTGAACTTTCTTTAGATATTGGATTTAGAAGGGAGAACATGGTTTCTGAGAAAACAGATGGCATTCAACTTTCTATTACATGGAAGAATGATGAGATAAGATTTGCAAAACAGGTTCACACAAAGAAGAATCAGGCAGAGAAAGCTTGGTTTCTTTCTGATGTTAAAGAGCAATGGAAAGCTGTAGCTGATGTGATGTATTTAGCAGGCTCGGATTTAAGTGCTGCTCTTTCTGCATTACCTAAGAAATTACTATTAGAAGTATTTGGTGAAGGCAGGAGATTTCTTTCATTAGAAGTTATTCATCCGAAGTCATCCAACACAGTTTATTATGGAAGCCCTTTATTAGTATTTCATGGCTTAATAGAATATGATGATAATGGTAAACAAGCCTCTGAGATGGATTCTAAGATTACTAAGATGCTTGAGAAAGAACTTGTTAAAGTTAATGCAAATAAACAATCATCGTTTTCTTTACAAGCTCCTAATTTTATTACACTAGTTAAGTCTGACAAGTTTCCAAAGATAGCAAATACGTTAAAGAGTAACGTGAATAAAATTATAAAAGAAGCTGGGCTTAAAGACAGCGATACTATAGGTGATTTGCTATATTATTCGTTCGGTGAAAAGATTAAGTCTTGGGCAAATTCATTTAATTATGAAATATCTATAGATGAAATTAATCTACTTTCGCAAAGATTTGCTGAACAAAAAGGTTCATACTTTACAGTTAGAGACATGAAGAAAATTGAAAATGAAAAGTTTCAAGAGTGGGTGATTGGCTATTCAGCAAAAGCTGGCGGATGGAAGGCAGATTGGAAAGATTTTGTTCAGCCAATAGAAACTGTCTTTCTTAAGGTAGGTACAGAAGTAATGCAGCAAATGAGTTCTTATTTAGCAACTGATTTAGATGGAAGTAGCGAAGTAATGAGAAAACAATTAGAGGATGCAATTAATGTTATAAACGCGTCTGATAATGCTACAGCTATTAAAAAAGTTGAAAGTGAAATGAAAAGAATTGAAAACGCGGGTGGCTTAAACAAATTAGTTGCAAGTGAAGGTATAGTTTTTAACTTTAAGGGAAAGCTTTATAAGTTTACTGGTCTTTTTGCTCCAATACATCAAATTGTTTCAATCATAAAATTTGGAAAGTTATAAATGGGTATTATTAAAACGTTTGAGAACTTTATTAATGAAAGAATAGATTATCTTGAAGTTGCAAGTTCTCTTATTAAGCACTATGGCTTTAATACTAAAGTAAAGTTTGTTAAAAATTTAAAAAATAAAGCTGAATATGATTGGGATAGTGACACAATAAGATTAAGAACTTCATATAAAACAGAGAAAGATTTTCTTATTACTGTTTTACATGAAATTAATCATGTCAGGGGTGTATATGAAATGGGTGTTAAGAAATATAAAGATGAATATAAGCATGCAGGTGACATTGCTTTAGCTAATAACGGAGATTTTTATAAAGATAACAGCTTTGAAATAAAGGCTGAAGATTGGGCACAAAGAGAAGTGAAAAAATGGATAAATAAAATAAAATAATAAGATGAAACAATCAGAATTAAGAAAACTAATTAGATTAACAATTAAAGAGCATATGAATGAAGATTCTTCTGGATCATTTCGGTCTAAGAAGCAAGTAGAACGGTTGACAAAGGGCAAATCTATTCGAGAAACATTTGTAAACCCATCGGTTGAATATAACGTTACTAACGATGGCGGTATTGTAATTTTTGGTAAAAGAGAAAAAGTTCATTTTACAAAGCAAGACGTTGAAGCTTTAGTAAAACAACTTAAAAGAAAAGGGATTGCTTAATGATTTTAGAGTTTAAACAATTCGTAGAGTCTATCCAGTCTGAACATACCGGAGAGAAGGTAATTATATTCCCTGGGAGATTTCAGCCATTTCATAATGGGCATCTTAAAGCATTTGAAAAAGCTTATAAAATGTTCAAGTTAAGAGTTATACCTATACAAATAGTTAGTAAGAATAAGAACTCTCCAATTAAAGACAAAAAGCTCTTACAAGATATGGGTAATGCATTAGCAAAAGAGAATAAGAAGTTTATTGCAGATATACTGGTAAAGCCTGACAATGTTATGGGAAATATACCGCAAATGATTAAATGGCTTAGAAGCATTGGTTATAATCCAATGGGCATGGGAACTGGTGAAGATAGATATAAAGGCTATAAAGGCCAAATTGATTATCTTTTATCAGATAAGTCAGATGTGCCTACAGAAGAATTTGAATTAAAGGTAGTAGATGATAGAACAAGTGGTGCAAGTGGAACCGCAGTAAGACATGCATTTCAAGATGATGACGCAGATGCACTTAAAGCGATGATTCCAGAGGTACTATTCTTTAAATTTTATAATAAAATAAAAAAAGCAATACAATGAAGATAACAGAACAGAAATTGAGAAAACTTATACAAGAAAACATTAAGACCCTTACTGAAAAACTTAAAAGATCATCTAGTGAATATGATAAATTTGAACAATGGCTAATCACTCTTGATCAAATGACAGTTGGTCATATACTTGACACGTTTGGGACAAAGTTACCAGACGGAGCAGATTTTGATACACCAGGCTATTTCCAAGATGAAGAACTTGACTACGACGATGCTTACGATTTCTTTAGGAGTAACATGGGTGCATCTTGGGTTCAAGATATGGAAAAGTTTTATAGCAAAAATAAATCTAAATGCGATAAATACACAGAAAGATATACAAAGCAACTTAAAATCTTTAACGAAAATCATTTAAATGAAAAAGACGTATGGTCTATTAAAGGCTTAGACTCTTCAGATCAACAGGATGTTAATTTAATGAAGCGCGCATTTGAACTTGCAAAAGTTAAAATTATAAAGATAGAAAAATATAACGATAGAGCTTACTTTATTACTTTAATTGCAAAAGATGGCAAAGCCATTATTGATACAGAGATTGATACTTTAAGTAATGTCTTTTATATGAATGATAATAGAGGCAGAAATAAAATCGGCACACTGCATAGAACAAGTGAAGTTGTTAAGGGTATTAAAGCTCTTGCAAAACTTCCAGGATTTGGACAAACAAGCTTAGTTAAAGTTAAAGAGTCTTTGGACGAAACATATAAGCTTCGCAAAATTATTAGAAAAGAACTTCAAACTTTGAATGAAGCTAAGATGAGCAAGAAAGAATATCAAGAAGCAGCAAAAGAATTTGTTAATCAATGGGAAGATGATTTTAAACAAAGAATCAAAGATGACGGCGGATTTGATTATGAAGAAATGACATATGACACTGCTCAAGCTAATAACTTATGGAACGATGGACCTAAGATGGACGCAGATTGGTTATATGACTATATAGAAAAAGAATTAGAAAAGCGACAGTGGTATAAAAAATACACAAAATAAAAATAATACAGTGAAAGAGCAAGAATTAAGAAAACTTATTAGAAAAGAGCTTAACGAACGTATTTCTGGTTATGATGAATTTGATGTAGCAGTTAAAATTGATTCTGCTATGGAAAAGCTTGACAAAAATATGGGAGTTGAAGTATTTGCAAAGGGTATTGCTAATATGTTTAATGACGTATATGGGAAAGAATATGCAAAAGATTTTTATGAAAATATTAACAAAAAATATCAATGATTAAAACTTTTAAAGAGTTCTTGAAGCTTTATGAAAGCGGTAATGCTATTGATGACGTAAGACCTATTTTAGGTAGAGAGATACCTGAAACCTTAGAGCATGTAGAAAGGGATCTTTTAAATGCAGTAGGTTTAGATGGTTTTGATATAGATGCAGCAGTTATAGGTTCAGCTGGAAAGAAAGGCGATGATATAGAATCAGGAGATATTGATATTGCGGTAAGTATTGATAAACTTGCAGGTGAAAACTCAACTTCTATCAATGAAGTATTAAAGTTTTTAAATATGACTTTAAAAGCTGCAGGTTATGATACTGCAGTTAATTATGGATTCAAACAAGTTTCAGTGCCATTTCCTATTAAAGGAGATAAAGCCAATGGATATTGTCAAGTTGACTTAATGCTTTCGGATAGCTTAGAATGGTCAAAATTTATGTATCATAGTCCAGATTTTACCAAGACAGAGTCAAGATATAAAGGTGCATACAGAAACTTATTAATGATGGCAATTGCAACAGAGTCTAAAAAAGAAGCCACTAAGAAACTAGACACTGGAGAAACCGTTGAATATGAGCAGTTAGTCATTAGATTAAATACAGGTCTTGTTAAAGTTAGAAAGTCTTTACAGGGTAAACGTGGCTTGGTTAAAACACCTAAACTTTTAAAAGATTTTGATAGAGTTGTAAGCAATGTTCCAGATGAAGTAGCTGAAGCTTTATTTGGTGAAGGCGTTAAAGCTAAAGATATAATGACATTTGAAAAATGCTGGGATCTTTTTAATTCAAAAACATTTCCATATAAAAATAAAGAAGATATTATTATACAAAAATTTGAAATATATTTAAGTAAATCAAAGTTACCATTCCCTGAGGAACTATAATGAAAATTGAATCATATTCAAATTATACAACTCTACAAGAGGCTAAGCTTTATGGCTTTACTATTAAACAACTGTTAAACAGTACCTTAAAATTTAAAGGTAAGACTCTAATTTATTTTGATACTGAAACACTAGGGCTTAAGCCTCATGTAGATTATATTCAGCTTACGCAAGTTGCAGCAATTGCGTATGATGGCTCAACTATGAAAGAACTTGATTCGTTTAACACTAAGGCTAAATTAGGAGACCCCGCAAAGCATTTATTAAAACCTGATTCTGATGAAAGAAAAGGATGGGAAGAAAGACAAAAGGCAAGAGGTAAAAGTAAAGGGTTAAGCAATCCTGATGAACTCTTAAAAATGACAAGATACGGCGATGAGGGTGTTGATTTTATAGAAGAGAAAAAATCAATAGAAGATTTTATTTCATTTATATCTAAGTTTAAAGATCCTATTTTAATTGCGCACAATGCACCCTTTGATATGAAATTTATGCATGTAAGAGCTAAATTATTTGATTTAAAGTTCCCTAAAGCTGAAGTATTAGATACATTAAAATTGTCAAGACTTTATTTTGTTCCTCTTTTACAAGCTGCTGAGAATAGCAAAGAGTTAGAAAGTATTTTAACAGCTTTATCTAATAAGTTAAAAACAGGAGAACGTGGAAACAAAGTTTCATCGACGCTTGGAAATTTAGGAAAGGCGTTAGGCGTAAGTGTTGATTCATGGCATGACGCAAAAGCTGATGTTGAGATGTTAATGCAAATTGTTGAAAGAATGAAAGAATTCTTTACCCAATACATTGATATAGATATTAGTAAGGAGCATCAGCATGCTGCAAAACTCGATGCTCTTTCTAAAAAGCCTTGGTGGTGGTCTAAGAAAAAGAAATACAGGATATAATGAAAATTAAATCATATCCAAATTATATTACAGAAAATCCAGACAAGATCTATGTTGGTAAGGTAAATGAGTTTGATTATTTAAAATCAGAGCTTGATAATGCTAAGAAAGTTTTTAAAGAATTACAGAAGATGTACCCAGATATTCCAAAGTTTCCATTAGTCTTTAAAGATTTAAAGGGAAGAGGGAGTGGGTTTTTAACTACGACTAGATTAAGAGGCGGCAAGTTTATTTTTATAGATAAAATGACTATCGATAATACAGGTTTAACTAGTAACCCAGCGGACTATGCAGTGTGTCATGAATTTGCTCATGCAATTCTTGCACATACAAAGCAATCGCTTGCTCATAGTAAAGCACACGACAAGCTTACATATAAACTTGCAAAAAAATTTAATTTAGTATGAAAATTAAATCATATACAAACTTCATTAATGAAGGTGGCTGGTCAAGTGCAAAGACACAATCTACTGTATTAACCCCACATGTTTTAAAGCTTGCACATGAAACATTACAAAGTATTTTTAAAGAGTTTAATGCCTGGCTTGATAAAGAAGGAATGCCTCCGATGAAACCAATACGGGCAGTTGGCTCAGGCAGTTATTGGGAAGATGATTTAGTTAATCAACCAGATAAATTATATGGTGATATTGATTACTTATTTGAATATCCGATTTTAGAGTTTGATCCAAATCCTACAAATAATAGAAAAAATGAATTAGATACAATTAAGCTTTATAATGAAATGCTTTTAGATTGGATAAAGGCGTTTAAGCCAAATTCTGTTGATTATGAAGAGTCTGTTAAGATATCAAGCCCAACAAGTATTAAGCTTTTAATAATTCCAAAAGATGACATGTTTATACAAGCAGACATTTTAATTACTAGTGGCATCTATAAAGATTGGGCGATAGGTAGATATACACCAGTAAAAGACATAAAAGGTTTTGTTATTGGCTATTTGTATAAAGCAATTGGCTTGACTTTAACCATGAGCTTTCTTGATAGAGGAGTAAGAGCAAAGTTTATTGATGGTAACTTAGTTAGTTTTAGAAAGAGAAAAAATGTCGAAGAGATGATTATTAGTTTAGACTTTGGCAACTTCTTATACGATATTGCTGAATGGGCAATGGAATTTGATGGTAAGAATAAAAAGAAGATGAAAGTACATAAGCTCCTAAAGCAGCAAAAAGGTTTAACAAGAGATAATGTTACACTTGAAAAATTCTGTGTAGGCATTAAGGGTCTTGCATATACATTAGAAATGAACGACTTATTACACATATTCTCTCTTTCAAGTGCAGATGACATGATAAACAAGACAGAAGAAAATTATATAAATTCAATATCTGATGTAAGGCATAGCAGTAAGTTTAAGAAAGCTGAAACAGCTCATGCTAGGGCTGCTATGGAGAAGATATTTAAATTCATTGATTATGGAATAGAAACAGTAAGTAGAAGTTTATGAAATCACTATATAAAGAAAAGAACTTAGACAAATTATTTAAACAGAGTCTTTTAGTAACAGAAAAGATTGACGCGCCTAGAATTAAGGTGAAGAAAGTTAACGATGGTTTTGAAATATTTAAGGCAAATTCAAATACGGCATTAAACGTAGTTGATAGAACTTTAACATCATTATACGAAAATGCGTATGAGCATTTTTCAAGTTTTTGGAAAGATATGATTGAAGAAGTCCCAGATAATTACATATTTGAAATGTATTATATGACTAATACAAAGCCAGTAAGAACTGAATATGACAGGCTACCGAAGAATAATCTAATACTTATATCAATTCAAGTAATGGAGAATGATAAAGTTAAAAAGATTATTAGAGAGCCTAAGATACTAAATGAATGGGCAGATAAATTTGAAATAGAACACCCGCCTATTTTATTTAACGATAAATTAAGTGAGAATCAGAAATTTAAGTTAAAAGAGTTGCTATCACAGAGCAGTAAAGATGTTTTTGGGCTATTCAGTAATAGTTCATTTACAGCACATATTATGTCAGTGCTAGACCCTAGAATTCATGAGATGACACTTAACAAAGATACACATAAGAATACTAATGGATTTATTTTTACATTTCATGCAGGAAAGGTTGTTTCTAATCTGCTACTACAGAGCTCTCTTAAAGAAAGTAATGATTCATATACGCCTAATGATTCATACGACTTAGTATTACTAGACTTAGTAGAATATATGATAAAAGATGAATCATGGGAGCATATTTTGCTTAAAGAACATGGTGAAGATTTAAGATATTTAGAGTGTATCTCAAATATTTTTAATATGTATATGGAAAAGAATATGCATAGACTTTTAGGAATGAGTTTAGAGAAAATGGATTTTGCAAATAAGCCAGAATTTAAACTTAATAAAAAAAATATTAAGAACAAAAGAACTAACGAATTATTAGACATTCATGTTTTAAGTGAAATCTTTCAGGCAATGTTGGGTAGTTTCAGAAAGCATAGAAGCAAAGAAACTACACTAATTTCAAATGCTGCTATTACAGAAATAAATTTATTGATTGATAAGATTAATGAAAAGATAGGAAAAGAACCAGATATTATAGAGGACAGCGATGAAGTTAAAGATTTTGAAAGTTTTATGATTAGTGAAGGTAGAGATGAAATAATTAATAATATAAATCTTTCATTGAAAGACTTGGAGATTGATCAATTAAATTATATCAATACATACATTAATAAACAAGGATTAAGTTCAAAAATTAAAGAGATTTTTTCAGGCTTAGGCTTAACGACTGGTATAGATAAAGTAGTTAATGGCTTTTTATCTTTATTAGTTGGCGCAGGCGGATCATTAGAAGATAATATAGAAATAGTTGATAAATTATCAATAGACGGGACGTTATTCAATGATTTAGATATTGGGAAGGTGTCAAATTTTAAGAATAATTTAATTACTAATAGCAAATTTCACACAAAGCTTATCAAGACTTTTATTGACTGGGAGCCTAAAAAAATAGATAAATCTGCAATTGGAAAAGGAGAAGCATTTTTAATTGCTTTATTGGGCGGACGAAAAGCAGAACATGGAGATATTAAAATAGGTGATAATAATTATGAAGTTAAAGGTAGAGGGGCTCGATTAAAAGCGCAAAGGGGCTATGGTACTTTTATAAATAATGAAAAAACTTTCATTAAAGATTTTTCTAGTGTTGTTAACTATGGGTTTACACCAAAAGAGAAAATAAATAATAAATATTTAGATAAAAAGAAAAATATACTACCCTTTAAAGAAATATCTAAAAACATTAACAATATTAATTTTACTGATAAAGGATTATCAATGTATAGAGAGTTTATATTAAATGCAGATAACCCACTTAAAGCTGTAGAAGTATTACAAGAGTTGTTTAGAAAGATTTTTGTAAATGTTAGTAATTTTAATGAATTATCATTTTTAGATACTTTAAATTCATCCGCTTCAGAAAAAAAGATGCTTATGGATTTTAAATTAGAGTACAGCAGATTTATATTTGATTATTATAAGAAACAAGAAAAATGGGATTATTTAATGTTTATAAATTTAGATAACGCTAATTATGTCTGCATTGAAAAATCTAATGAATTTGTGAATTTAATAAAAAATGGAAAAATAAAAATAAATGTAAGCCATAGCTGGACCCAAACACAAAATAATGTTCCACAATATACATTAGTGGCTTAAATATATAAAAAAACAAATATAAAATTATGACTAAAATTTATGAAAACTTTGAAGACTTTGTTTTTAATGAACTTAATAAAGAAATTGATATTGAACTAGTTGATGAAAGAGTTGAGGTTAAGCGTAAATACACAGATAAATATCCATCTAAATCCATTAACGCAAAAGCAAGAGTTAGAAGTGCAGTGCTAAGTGCAATGAAAGATGGGATAGTTACTGAAGAGGAACTTGATAATATTATAGCTGCAGCACAGGGCAGTAAAGCATGGAAGCGTAAAAATACTAAGCTTTTTAAAGTTACAGAAGATGGCATTAAACTTTCAAAATTTGGTTCACGAATCTATAGAAGAACTCTAGTTACAGAGGAAAAATAATGCCATCTAAGTCAATCGCACAGCAGCGTCTGTTTGGGATGGCTCTTGCATATAGAAGAGGAGAGCTTAAAAAGTTTGAAATATCTCAAGAAGTTATTGATCTTGCAAATTCAATGTCTGAAAAAGACTTAGAAGATTTCGCTGAAACTAAGCATAAAGATTTACCATACAAAGTTAAAGAAAATATAGAACTTAATGATATTTCAGGTATGGGAGATGTAGCACTACCTAATATGCAAACGCATAATATAGGAAGTGGGGATATGCCGTTTGGGCATCATTATTGCAAATGTTTAAATTGCGGCGAAGTTGCAATTAAAGATGAAGAGGTTTCATGCGAATTAATGACTTGTCCTGTATGTCAAAATTCTATGGTAAATGAAAGAAAGTATATAAAAAAATATATTGACTATGTTAGATAAATTATTAACATTTTTTACAGGTAATACAATAAAAGAAATAGGAGATGCTGTAGATAATCTTGTTACGAGCGACGAAGAACGTATGAAGCTAAAAACTGAAGTAAAGCAGATTTTAGTAAATGCAGAAGAAGCTGCGCAAGAACAAGTTTCTGCCAGATGGGAAAGTGATATGAAGCATGGTAGTTTTTTAAGTAAGAATGTTAGACCATTAAGCTTAATATTTTTAACTTTAATGTTTGTTGTAATATCTATATTTGATGGTAACATTGGGGAATTTCAAATAAATGATTCATATATCCCAGTTTATCAAACTCTATTAATGACAGTATATGGTGCATATTTTGCAGGCAGAAGTTTTGAAAAGATTAAAAAATCAGAGTAGATAAATAGATAAACAATTACATCATTATTTTATATAATAATTAAAAATTATTGTATGAAATTTTATAAATTAAGAGATGTTAAAAGTCCGGTTCGTGGCACAAAAGAAAGTGCAGGATTGGACTTTTTTATACCAGATGATTGGAATGATGGTAATACTAAATTAGTAAAACCAGGTGAAAGCTTATTAATACCGAGCGGTATTAAAGCAAATGTCCCTAAAGGATTTGCATTAATAGCTTTTAATAAATCAGGAATTGCAGTTAAAAAACAATTATATGTAGGTGCTTGTGTAGTAGATGAAGATTACCAAGGAGAAATTCACATTAATGTAAGCAATGTATCTAGGGATACTGTAACAGAGGTTAGCCCTGGGGATAAAATCATGCAATTTTTATTATTACCTATAAATTATGAATTACCAATCGAGGTAAATTCAGAAGAAGAATTATGGAAAGACAAAGCCAGTGAAAGAGGCACTGGTGGCTTTGGATCAACTGGAACAAATTAACGTAAAGAATATAAATGACAGTAATTGACGTTGGGCATTCATCAGAATTATTAATTGACTATTTTAATGGAGATGAATTAGCAGCAAATACTTTTTTGAATAAATATGCACTTCGAGATGAAGATGGTAATTTACTAGAGCATCACCCAGATGAAATGCATATGAGACTTTCAAGAGAATTTGCAAGAATAGAACGAAAGTATAAAAACCCATATAGTAAAGATGAGATATATGATTTACTAAAAGACTTTAAGTATCTTGTACCACAAGGAAGTCCGATGTTTGGGATTGGTAATAAGCACCAAGTCATTTCATTGTCAAATTGCTTTGTGATTGGTAATGGTGCTGATTCTTATGGCGGTATTACAATGGTTGATGAAGAGCAGATACAGCTTATGAAACGAAGAGGTGGTGTAGGCCATGATCTTTCTCATATAAGACCTAATAAAACTAAAGTGCATAATTCTGCAATGACCTCAACCGGTTTAAAGCCATTCATGCAGCGATTTTCAAATTCAACTAGAGAAGTTGCACAAGGAGGTCGAAGAGGAGCACTAATGCTCACGCTTGATATTAGACATCCAGACGTTGAAAGTTTTATTGATGCAAAGATGAATAAGATTGACATAACTGGTGCTAATATTTCATTAAAATTAAGTGATGAATTCATGAGAGCTGTTGATGCTAATAAAACATTTAAGCTTCAATATCCAGTAGAATCTGAAAATCCGAAGATAGAACTTGATATTGACGCAAAGTCTTTATGGGATCATATTATCAATAATGTTTGGTCAAGCGCAGAACCTGGTATATTTTTCTGGGATAAAGTGCTAAGCGAGTCACCAGCAGATATGTATGCAGAAGAAGGCTTTAGAACTATCTCCAGCAATCCCTGCGGTGAGCTCCCTCTCTGTCCTTATGATTCTTGTAGACTTTTAGCTATAAATTTATCAAGTTATGTTGAAAACGAATTTACAGAAGATGCAAGTTTTGATTTTGATTTATTGGCAGAACACACAAAGATTGGTCAAAGACTTTTAGATGATATGATTGACTTAGAAATTGAAAAGATTAATGCAATTTTAAGAAAGATAAGTTCTGACCCTGAGAACAATAGTATTAAAAGAGTTGAAAGAGAACTTTGGCAAAAGATAAAAGAAAAGGCTATACAAGGAAGAAGAACTGGGTTAGGTGTAACTGCAGAAGGCGATATGCTTGCATATATGAATATGCAATATGGCTCAGATGAGGCAATAAAATTCTCAGAACAGGTTCATAAGTTAATAGCGGTTAGTTCATACGTAAGTTCTATAGAGCTTGCTAAAGAAAGAGGCTCATTTCCAATTTGGGATTATGACACAGAGAAAGAAAATGATTTTCTTAAACGAATCGATATGAATTTATCTATGCAACAAAGAAAAGATTATAAAAGATATGGTAGGAGAAATATTGCAAACCTAACTCTTGCGCCTACTGGTACTGTAAGCATGATGACTCAGACTACATCAGGGATTGAACCGGTATTTCTTATTCAATATACAAGAAGAAAGAAAGTAAACCCAAATGAAATTGCAACATCAGATTTTGTAGATGATCTAGGCGATGCATGGACAGAGCATACTGTATTTCATAATGGTTTTAAAAGATGGATGAATATAAATGGGATATTTGGTGAGCTTAATGATGAAGAGATAGAAAAATTTGTAAAAGAATCCCCATATTACAAAGCAACATCAAATGACATTAACTGGGTTCAAAAAGTTAAAATGCAAGGCGTAATACAAAAATGGATAGATCACTCAATTTCAGTTACAGTGAATGTACCACAAGATACTAAAAAGTCAACAGTAAATGAGGTTTATATGACTGCATGGAAAGCTGGATGTAAAGGTGTAACTTTATATAGAGAAGGGAGTAGAAGTGGTGTACTAATTGCAAAAGAAAAGAAAGAAGAAGAAAAGTTTGAAAAAATGGCAGCAGTTGAAAGACCTAAGACATTAGAGTGCGATATACACCACAGAATAGCAACGGGGGAGGCGTGGTTGGTTATTGTAGGAAAGTTATTGGATAAGCCTTATGAAATATTTGCATTTAGAAAATGGACAGAAGATGAAGAGTCTGAAGATAAATTTAATCTGCCACGTTATATCAAGCTAGGCAGACTTGAAAAGAGGTCTCATGGGAAATATGATTTAATTTGTGGTAAAAACGATAACTTCATCGTAAAGGATATTACAAACCTGTTTAAATCAGAGGAAGAAGAAGCATTAACAAGATTAATTTCATCTGCGCTTCGACATAGAATGGGCGTTGAATATATCGTCGATCAATTAAATAAAGTCCCATCGAATATTACAAGTTTTAGTAAAGTTGTTGCTAGAACGCTGAAACAATATATCACAGAAGATATAGAATTAATAAATAAAACATGTACAGAATGCGAAGATCCTGACGGACTAATTATTCAAGATGGATGTTTAAGTTGCAAAAGTTGTGGTTTTAGTAAATGTGGATAAAGGAATTTAAATGCTATTAAGTATTGAGCAAGATGATAATAGATTAACTGTTTCGTATTATGATAAAGAAGGTGAAACAGCATATAAGATATATGATTTAAATCAATTTAAAAATTGGTATGTTTGTCATGATGGTGATAGATATAAATCTGATATTTACACGAATTGGGATGGGAGACCTGTTAAACAAGCAAATGCAAAGTTTTTAAATAAACATAGTATTATTGATTTTTTGCAAACTCTGCCTCAAGAAGATAAAGACTTAATTTTTGCACACAATTATCCAAAGATGTATTTTATGGATATTGAAGTTGAAGTAACTGATGGCTTCCCAGAAGCAAAAAAAGCAGAAAATAGAATTATTACAGTTTCTATAGCAACGCCTGATAAAGAAATTATAATCTTAGGGTTAAAAGATCTTTCTCCTAATGAAATCACAAATATCGAAATTGATATACATAATCATTTTCTTAAAGTTACAGATGATACTTGGAAATTAAAGTATATTAAGTTTAATTCTGAGTATGATATGGTATATACGCTATTGACTAAATATATAAGTAAATTGCCCATTATATCTGGGTGGAATTTCATAAGCTACGATTGGACATATATTATTAATCGCT